GTGGCGGTAATGTTAATGACAGCTATGCAAAAACAAAGAGATCGGCATATACAACTAGCCGAAGTAGCAGAAATTTGTTTGTTCTATGATGGCTTTAAGATCAAACAAAGAAGGTGGCCCAGTGCTAAGTATTACTACGACATGGGCACTATGGCCTACGGTATGGCCTATGTTGCCAGTAACAACAGCCTGTATAATCAACTAGAAGAAAACTTTACAGTCTGTAGTAAAATACTGACAACTATACAAAAATTCAATGATACCTATTAAAAATCAATATTCACTGTCTATGGATGATTTCAGTGATTCAGTGATCATCGGCTATGATGCAGGCAGTATGGGAGATTTTTTCTCATCAGTACTGATGATGTCTTACTATATTAAAACCAACATTTGCATGCCGGATATTGGCATCACTGATAGGTATGTTTATTCTTCGGAAACTAAGAAATGGGTAGCCAATGATTCTATAGATAATGGGCTGAGATTTTTTACCAGCAACAGTGACAGAGACAATTATGTTAAAAAGTATGGACTAACCTCTAGTCCTTATATGAATACAAATTTAGAACTGCGGCACAGCCTAATGACTATGAGTAAGTTTTATCCTAACAAACTAAAAACGATTCCTTATTTTTTTGTTAGTGAAAATTTAGGCAGCTACTTATACAAAAAGCCCATACAATCAATCAAACAGGGTAACTTAATATATGTTCATATGTCTGAGAAACCAAACATGATTAAGAATATATTGAGATTTTATAAAAATCACATGTGGATGAAATTTTATAAAGGTCAAGACTTTTTGCTTTCTAAACAGCAGTTCGTTGACAATGTCACTCACGATATGACTCATGATCCCAGTCATAAACTTCAAATGATTGATACCTCAGATTTAAAAAACTTTGTAAAGTTTGACATTGATAAACTACTGTTTGACGGCGATACCCAAGGTATTGACATCATTAACACGGCTCATCCTTTTATTGCTAACATGCTGACTATTACAAGAAATGATGTTGATGCCATACTAAAATTCTACGGCTACACTATAAACAGTGCTAAAAAATTAAAAATTGCTGATGCTGGCAAGGTTCATGATAGGTTAATACAGCGGCACACCCAACATAAGTATTAGTACCAATTTCCTTCTTATAATAAATACTAAATATAACAAAGGATTTTTAGCATGGATGAACTGATTCAAGAATTAAAAAAGGTATTGGCCAACGAATTTGCTTTCTTTTTAAAAGCACAAAACTTTCATTGGAATGTAGAAGGCCCAGACTTTTTTCAATATCATGAATTATTCGGTAAAATTTATACCGAAGTCTATGACAGCGTAGATGTTCTAGCAGAACAGATTCGTGCCCTTGGTGCTTATAGTCCTGGCAGTTTTACAAGATTTCAACAGTTAGCCGACATCGAAGATCAAGTTGAAATCCCATCATCTAAGTCCATGATGGAAATCTTACTAGCAGACAACGAGAAAATTCAAACAAATTTAGAAAGATGTTTTGAACTAGCAGAAGCTCAACACAAGCATGGCCTATCGGATGTTATTGCTGGTCGTCAAGATGCACACGCCAAACACGGCTGGATGCTAAGAGCAACACTAAAGAATCGATAATAAGTTTTGAAAATCAACAAAGAAATAAAACCACTGATCAAAGTTGATCTAACAACCAATCAGGCTGCTGCCATAGAATCTTTTGTAGAGTGCCGTGGCATTACGGCATTCAAAAATTCTAATTTACTCAAAGCAATAAACCGCGGAGACTTTGATAATGTGCCCACAGAACTTGCCAAATGGGCTGTTGAGCAGGGCAGGGTCAAAGAAGAATTAACCAAACTTCGCCAAAAAGAAATCGAGCTGTTTACCAAACAGCCTTGACAATTCAAATAATTCTGTTATACTTGTGGCTTAACTTATAGGAGTTACTATGCCACAACGCATGTTTAGTCCCGACGAAAAAGCCAAAATCAAGAAGCTTTTTGCCGAAGGCATTCAAGTGATGAGCGAAGTCGCCGCACTTAACGAAGGTCTCAATGACACCATTAAGGGACTTGCTGAAGAGCTCGATATGAAGCCAGCTACTCTTAAAAAGGCATTAAAAATTGCCTACAAGAATGAGTTTGAAAAAGAACAAAACAACTTTACTGAAGTTGAAGAAGTTCTCGAAGTTGCAGGACACCGGTGATCAATTACCTAAGACAACAAACTTGGCAGTTCTGGTTTGAATGGTTCTGTACCTTTACGCTAATACTAGGTGTAGCCTTAACCAGTTATAACATTTATCCATTGAATCTTTGGATCAGCATGGCTGGCAATGTTGGCTGGTTGATTATTGGTTATATGTGGCGTAAGTGGAGCTTGTTTGTTGTCCAAGTAATCATTACAATAATCTATGTTGCCGGACTATATAATATTCTATGAGCTATGTTGACGCAATTTATATCAAAGAAAAAGACTTGATTAAAGTCGTTGAGCGAGTAGATGGTGTTCGAAAGGAACGCCAATACCCTGCTCATTATGTATTTTATTATCCTGATAACAAAGGCCAATACACTGGCCTCAATGGCGAAAGACTAGCAAAAATTGCCGTAAACACGCATCGTGCGTTTGAAAAAGAACGCAAGATAATGAGTCATAAGCGGCTCTATGAAAGCGACATCAAGCCATTGAATCGTTGTTTGGAAACAAACTATCTCAACGCAGAGGCTCCGGAACTTAACAAGGCATTCTTCGACATCGAAGTTGCCTTTGACAAAGTAAAAGGCTTTGCAGATCCCAGCGATCCTTTCAATCCTGTTACTGCTGTAACTGTCTACTGTGGTTGGCTGGAAAAACTAATTACACTTTGTATCAAGCCCGAGTCAATGAGCCAAGAGCAAGCCGAAGCTATTGTAGATAGGTTTGAGAATACTATTCTTTGCGACAGCGAAACGGACATGCTGGATTTATTCCTAGGTCTAATAGACGACGCTGACACTATCAGCGGCTGGAACAGCGAAGGCTATGATGTACCTTACATGGTTAATCGTATTTCCCGAGTGCTAGGTGGCGATCATACTCGCAGATTTTGTCTGTGGGACATGAAACCAAAACGCAGGGAGTTTGAAAAGTACGGCCGGGTTGCTGAAACTTTTGACTTTGTGGGTCGTGTACACTTAGACTATCTTGAATTGTATCGCAAGTATACCTATCATGAAATGCACAGTTACAGACTGGATGCTATTGGTGAATATGAACTAGGCGAAAGAAAGATTCAATACGAGGGCACATTAGACCAACTGTATAACAATGATTTTGAAAAGTTCATTGAATACAACAGGCAAGACACCATGCTGTTGGTCAAGCTAGACAAAAAGTTGCAGTACATCGATCTAGTTAATGTTCTGGCGCATGCCAATACTGTTACGCTACGAACTACAATGGGTGCGGTGGCTGTCACTGACCAAGCTATTATCAATGAAGCACACAGTCGCGGCTTAATGGTTCCTGACCGTAAGCGTGGCGACAGCAGTGAAACACAGGCTGCAGGTGCTTATGTTGCTTATCCCAAGAAAGGCATGCATGATTGGATCGGATCGATGGACTTGAACAGTCTATATCCTAGTTTGATCCGTGCATTGAATATGAGCCCCGAAACTATCGTTGGACAGATTCGTCAACGACAGACCAAAGGCGAACTGGACCAATGGCTCAAAGAAGGCAACGGCTTTGCTGACTTTTGGGACGGTAAATTCTGCATTTACGAATATGACGAAGTTATGAATCGTAATCGCGGCTATGATTTAGTCATTGATTGGGAAGATGGTCGGGCCACTGAAATGTCCGCGGCAGAAGCCTATGAGCTAATTTATCTCAGCGGCAATCCATGGATGCTCAGTGCTAATGGCACAATCTTTACCTACGAAAGACAAGGTGTCATTCCAGGTTTGTTAGCTCGTTGGTATGCAGAGCGTAAAGAACTGCAAAAGAAAGCCAAGGCCTGTACTGATCCTAAAGAGTTTGAATTCTGGGACAAGCGACAGTTAGTTAAGAAGATTAACTTGAACAGTTTGTATGGTGCTTTGCTTAACGCAGGATCTCGATTCTTTGATCATCGTATGGGTCAGAGTACTACACTAACAGGTCGCTGTGTAGCCCGTCACATGGCCAGTAAAGTAAATGAAATGTTTACCGGCGACTATAATCATGTGGGCGACACTATTATCTATGGCGACACTGACAGTTGTTATTTCAGTGCTTATCCAGTTTACAAAGAACAGATTGCTGCCAACACAGTAAACTGGACCAAAGATACTGTGATTGAACTCTATGACACGGTAGCAGAAGAAGTTAATGCTAGTTTTACTCCATTTATGAATTCTGCTTTTAACTGTCCTGCAACCTACGGCGAAGTTATTAAAGCAGGTCGTGAAGTTGTTGCCAGTAAAGGTCTGTACATTACTAAAAAACGGTATGCAGTTCTTATCTACGACAAAGAAGGCAAACGAGTTGATGTTGATAAACCAGGAGAAATCAAAGCCATGGGCCTCGATCTTAAGCGAGCAGATACTCCTGAGTTCATGCAAAAGTTCTTAGAAGATATTCTGCT